ACACACCAACAGCTTGGTATAAGCTAAATCAATCGGCAAATTGGGAGGCTGATACAGTAGGTGATTGGCAAATACCTAACGCTGTGTCGTCATATCCACAAAGTTTTAATTTTAGAAGATCGGGTTCTGGGGCATCTACTAGAAGTTTTGTTAGAATAGCCTATGAACCATTTAGCTATCCTAGTGGTAAAGTTGCAGCTTCTGCTTGGATACAATGGAATGGTCAAGCAGGTTCTCAATATATTGTAGCCGATGATTATGGATCCGGTGATGATAGAATATGGGCGCTTTGGAAAAACACTTCAAATAAATTTGTATTTCAAGTGTTTGATCAAGGCGGTAATTCTGCATACGTAAATTCTACAACTGTTTTACAGACTGGTAGATGGTATCACGTTTTAGGAACATACGATGGAACATCTAATGCAGATGCTATTAAAATATACGTTAATGGTGTTTATGAAGCTAATAGTTCTACAACAGAAGGTGGTTTACAAACACCAACTAGTATCTCCTGGAAATACAAACCTCAAATTGGTAATGGCTCTAATATTCAAAATGAATTAGCACCTTGGGGAAGTTCAAATATACCAGGAAAAATAAGTAATGTTTGCATATGGACTAATAACTTAACTGATGGAAGTGTTTCTATAGGAACTAAAGCTACTGGTGAAGTTGCAGAAGTTTATAATAATGGCGCGCCTGCTACATCAGCTGTAAAATCTAGTGATTTAATAGGATGGTGGAAGGTTGATAATTCTTCTAAGTTTATAGGTTTAAGTTGGGAAATGTTAAATGAAGTTTATCAGCCAACTTACAATACTGCTTTTAATTTTGGATCATATGTTAATTACCCATTTGTAGAAATACCAAGAGCAGCAGTAAATGTAACTAATGCAATATGTGTTTCGGCTTGGGTAAAAACACAAAGAAATTCTAGCCAAAGACAAGCTATAATATCTAATTACTATAGTGGAGATATTCCAAACAACGGATGTTGGAAATTTCATATTGGCGATGGTTGGGCAAGTGGGTATACGAAAATGACTTTTTGGTGTAGACCAGCGTCAGAAGCTGCAATATTTACTGTTTCTCAAACTTCAGGTCAAGTAATAACTGATAATACTTGGCACCACGTGTTAGTACTTTGGGATGGAACTACCACAGCTGACGCGGTTAAAATATTTGTAGACGGACTTTTAGCTGGACAAGGAACAGCATCTGCGACTTCTCCTATAGCAACTTCAACTAATTCTAGACCATCACTAGGTAAATCTGCGGCTGATTCAACTGGTATTTATGGTAATGGATATTACCTTGGCGGTAATGCTAATCAACCTGGTTTACTGAGTAATGTTCAAGTTTGGGATACTGCATTAACGTACGGAAGTGTAAGTTCTATAGGTGATACTGCTGGTGGACAAGTAGCTGAACTTTATAATAATGGTACTCCTCTTACTTCAGCTGTAGAATCGTCAAATATGAAATGTTGGTATAAATTAAACAATTTATCTACCGGTGCTAATGACTCAAGTGGTAATGGAAACAATGGAACACTAGCTTCGTTATATACGGTAAACGATTCTATATCTGTAACGAGCACATTTGTAACACAAAAAGCAGGTAATACTTTAAATACAAATAGTCAAGGTGGTTCTAACATGAACGAACAAAGTTTAGTTAACAACAATGTTTCTGCATTAAATGGCGAAAGTGTAGCTATGGATACTACAAATTTAGTAACTAGTGATTTAACTAGAAAAAAGCCATATAGTAACTATAGTTTTAATTTTGATTCAGCTCAATCTGATTATTTTGATTGCGGTACGAGTTTATTTACTGGTAGTACTATAAGTACTCTTAGCATATCTTGCTGGATAAAAACAACAGTTGGAACTGCTAATGTTATTATTTCAAAAGATCAAGCTAATTCTTCAAGTCATGGAGGTACAGCAGCTAAAAATAGAAATTTTTTACTTCAATTGGCAGGTGGTAATTTATTTTGGCAAACTTCTCCTAATACAAGTGGTAATGATTTTCAAAACTTATCTACAACGTATAATGTAGTAGATGGAAATTGGCACCATATAGTAGTAACTTACGAAGCTGGAGCCACATCAGGTACTGCTGAAAAATTAATATACATAGATGGTCAACTAAAAGCGACAGATCCTCAAGCTTCTTTAAGTAGTATACATAATAATACATCTGTACCAATTGAAATAGGTAGAAGAGGAGATGGAGCTAGATATTTTGAAGGTGAAATAAGTAATATATGTATATTTGATAGAGTTATTAATCAACAAGAAGTATTAAAAATATACAACAACGGAGTTACACAAGACTTGCAAGCTACATCTTCATTTAGTAATAATATATCAGCTTGGTGGCCTATGGATGAGCACAGCTCTTATTATGATGGAACTGATTGGGTAATTAGAGACGTTGAAAATGGTAATGACGGAGACGGAGCTAACACAGGCAATGTAGATGATTTAGTAGGTAACGCACCTGGTTCAAGTGCAAGTGGAACTTCAAGTAATTTAACTATTGCAGATTTAAAAGGTAATATGTATAATAGTAATAAAAACGCATATAGTATTAATATGGCTGACTACGCTAGTGGCGTAACTAACCCGGCTAACTCAGGTAGATCAACAGATACACCTTAAAAATAAGTAAAAATGACGACATATATAGTGATAGATATAGATACGCAGACTAGTTTAATTGATTTTAGTCAGATAAACACTACAAGTTCGCAAACTATGAGAAGAAACATAGATAATACACAAGCTATGCTTTCATATCAAGTAACTCCTAGTTTTATAACTAACGGTAGAGTAGATCCTATTTCAACTTTAAATCATGAACAAGCATTGGCGTTGCTAGCTACTCCAGAGTGGACAGAGCCAGATCCAGGCCCTGGAGAGTAAAACAAATAATAATTAAATTTAATCAAATGAAAATAAAAGAAAAAGAATTAAAAACAATTCAAAATCAACAACAAAAAGTAAGTGATTATTTAAATAAAATAGGTTTTTTAGAAAGTCAAAAACATGCGTTGCTTCACGAATTAGCAGAAGTAAATAAAGATATACAAGATTTTAAAGAAGTACTTCAAAAAGAATATGGTGATGTAAACATAAGCATTGAAGATGGTAGCTATACTAAAATAGAAGAAGATGTCGAAGGTAATAAGAAAGATTAGTATAGGATCTGATTATAAAAATGATGCAATGCATTATTCAGTGAGTCAAGAAGTGTATGGAGGACATATTATTAGTGATATACTTTATGAAGAAAAAGACGAGTCTTATAATATATTTATATCTAAAGACAATGAAATTTTACCTTGGAAGAAGTTTAATAAAAATATGTCAATAGCAGTAGAATACGATTTAAAATATTAATGAAAAGTTTATATAGTTTTATTGTTAAACCTTTAAATAAAAGGTATAATAATGAAAAAAAAATAGGTGATAAAACACTTATTGTTAATACCACTATAGAAAACCACCGATTTGTGAGCAAAGAAGCAGTTGTTGTTTCGGTGCCAGCTGCTTATAGCTCACCTATAAAAGTCGGCGATAAATTACATGTTCATCATAATTTATTTAGAATATGGTATGATCAAAAAGGTAATATTAGAAATAGCTCTACATATTTTAAAGACGACTTGTACTTTTGCCATCCTGATCAAATATACATGTATAATAATAAATGCCATTTAAATTATTGTTTTGTTAAACCTGTTTTAAATAAAAACATTCTAAGCACTTCTAAAGAAAAACTTAATGTAGGTATAGTTAAATATAGTAACAGCTCTTTAGAGGCTCTTAAAATAACACCTGGTACGCTTATTACATTTACACCAAACTCTGAGTTTGAATTTTTAATAAATAATGAGCGACTTTATTGTATGAAATCAAATGATATAGCTTTAGTCCATGAGTACAAAGGAGACGAGAAAGAATATAATCCAAGCTGGGCGTAAAGCCGTAGATGAGTTAATTAAAGTAGCTGAAGAAAAAATTATCACAGAAACAGGTAATGATGATCTAGCCGCTGATCGTTTAAAAAATGCAGCGGCAACTAAAAAGCTTTGTATTATGGATGCTTTTGAAATACTACAACGCATTGAAGAAGAGGAGAATATTATTAAAAGTGAAGATAATAAAAAACAAGTAAAAAGCTTTAAAGGATTTGCAGAAGGGAGGAGTAAATGATTTACGAACAAACTTTGTGGAAGGAATTAAAAGATGTTGTAAATTCTAAAATATTATCTAAAAATAATAGATATAAAAAATGGAAGTATGGTTATAATAAAGATTATGATTTTATTGTAATTAGTAAAAATGGAACAATTGGACAAATCATCGAAATACAAAATCTCCGCATTGCTTTACCAGCAGCAAATGAACCGTATAAACGAAGCAATATTAAAGCGGAACAACGCTGGGAAAGGTTTGACTACCCAAAAGAACTACAAAGAATAAAAACTAGATTTGACTGGGAAGAACTTCCTTTAGATTTTAAAGAAAAATGGTATGAATATATCGATGAAGAATTTAAACGTAGAGAAGAAGGTTTTGTTTTTTATAATAATGGTGTTCCTGTATATATTACTGGTTCTCATTACATGTACTTGCAGTGGTCAAAAATCGACGTTGGAGCCCCTGATTATAGAGAAGCAAATAGATTTTTCTTTATATTCTGGGAAGCCTGTAAGGCAGATAACAGATGTTATGGAATGTGCTACCTTAAAAACAGACGATCAGGATTTTCATTTATGGCGTCAGGAGAATTGGTCAATCAAGCTACAATATCTTCCGACTCTAGATTCGGCATACTGTCTAAAACCGGTGCCGATGCCAAAAAAATGTTCACAGATAAAGTTGTGCCCATATCAGTTAACTACCCGTTTTTTTTTAAACCCATTCAAGACGGTATGGACAGGCCAAAGACTGAACTGGCTTATAGAGTTCCTGCCGCGAAGCTTACTCGTAGAAAGCTACAAGAAAATATTAAAGAATTAGAACTACAAGGATTAGATACAACTATCGACTGGAAAAACACAGGCGACAACTCTTATGATGGTGAAAAGCTAAAGTTATTAGCTCATGATGAAAGTGGTAAATGGGAACGTCCTGATAATATATTAAACAACTGGAGAGTTACAAAAACTACGTTACGTCTAGGATCTAGAATTGTAGGTAAATGTATGATGGGCTCAACATCAAACTCATTAGACAAAGGTGGAGACAACTTTAAAAACTTATACTACGCTTCAGATGTTACGAAAAGAAATAGAAATGGACAAACAGCTTCTGGACTCTATAGCTTGTTCATACCTATGGAGTGGAACTACGAAGGATTCATTGATACTTTCGGATCACCTGTATTCGTTAGAGAACAAGATCCAATCAAAGGAATTGACGGCTTTGAAATTGACACAGGAGTTATCCAGCATTGGAAAAACGAAGTAGAAGGATTAAAAGACGATCAAGATACTTTAAATGAATATTACAGGCAATTTCCAAGAACAGAAGCTCATGCTTTTAGAGATGAAAGTAAGCAAGCATTATTTAATCTAACTAGAATATATCAACAAATAGATTATAACGAAGAATTAAATAACAAAGCAAATATAACTCAAGGTAATTTCCAATGGGCAAATGGAATTAAAGATACTAAAGTTTTATTTTTACCTAATAATAATGGTAGATTTTTAATTTCTTGGGTACCACAAAATAATTTACAAAATAATGTATTAAATAAAGATGGTATTAAATATCCTGGTAATGAGCATATTGGTGCGTTTGGATGTGATAGTTACGATATTAGCGGTACCGTTGATGGCAGAGGTAGTAAAGGAGCACTTCATGGATTAACAAAATTTTCTATGGAAAATGCACCTTCAAATAGTTTTTTTTTAGAATATATATCTAGACCTGAAACTGCTGAAATATTCTTTGAAGATGTTTTAATGGCTTTACACTTTTATAGTATGCCATTACTTTGTGAAAATAATAAACCTAGATTATTATATTATTTAAAGCGAAGAGGATATAGAGGTTTTAGCATGAACCGACCAGATAAAGTTTGGAATAAATTATCAACTACAGAAAAAGAAATAGGTGGAATACCTAATTCAAGTGAAGATATTAAGCAAGCGCATGCTGCTGCAATAGAAACTTTCATAGATAGTAACGTAGGTATGTGTAATGATGGTTTTGGTAATATGTATTTTCAAAGAACATTAGAAGACTGGGCAAAGTTTAATATAAATAATAGAACTAAATACGATGCTACTATAAGTTCTGGTTTAGCTATAATGGCTTGTAATAAAAATAAATATAGACCAGTGCCAAAAAGAAATTTAAAATCTTATAGTTTAGGTTTTAAAAGATACAACAATGAAGGTAGTATTTCAAAAATAATAAAATAATTACATGCAAATACAGTATACAAGCAATAGTTCATTTCCTGATCAGGTTGTACCTGCAGAAGAAAAAGCTACTTTAGAATACGGCCTTGCTGTAGGTAGAGCAATAGAAGGTGAGTGGTTTAGAAACTACAGAATGGGTGGTTATAATAATCCAGGTTATGCTGTTAATTATAATGAGTTTCACACGCTTAGATTATACTCTAGAGGCGAGCAGCCCGTGCAAAAGTATAAAGATGAATTAGCTATAAATGGAGATTTATCATATTTAAATTTAGACTGGAAACCTGTACCTGTTATACCTAAATTTGTTGATATAGTAGTAAATGGAATATCTCAAAAAAATTATGATATTCAAGCGTTTGCCCAAGATCCTGTTTGCTCAAGACAAAGAACAGAGTATGCAACTGGTTTGATGACAGATATAGTTGCTAAAGATTTTTTAAAAGAAGCAGAACAAATACTAGGCGTAAATGGTTTTAGTTCACCTGATCCAGACAAAGCTCCACAAGACAAAGAAGAATTAGCTGTTCATTTGCAAATGGATTTTAAACAGTCTGTAGAAGTAGCTGAAGAAGAAGCTATAAACTTTGTATTAGATAAAAATAAATTTGAATTAACAAGTAGAAGATTAGCGCAGGACTTAACTGTGTTAGGCATTGGCTGTGTTAAAACTTGTTGGAATGAAGCTGAAGGTATTACTGTAGACTATGTAGATCCTGCAAATTTAGTTTATTCGTATACTGATGATCCAAACTTTGAAGATTTATATTATGTTGGCGAAGTAAAATCTGTATCTTTAGCTGATATTAAAAAACAATTTCCTCATTTAACAGACGAAGAATTAATAAGAATACAAGAATATCCAGGTAATCCTGAATATTTAAGAAACTGGAGTGGTAGATATGATAATCTAACAGTACAAGTACTATACTTTGAATACAAAACATATCATGATCAAGTATTTAAAGTTAAAAGAAATGCGTTTGGTTTAGAAAAAGCATTAGAAAAACCAGACACTTTTAATCCTCCTACTACAGATAATTTTGATGTAGTAACAAGATCTATAGAAGTATTATATAGTGGAGCTAAAATATTAGGTCATCCTTTAATGCTAAGATGGGAAATGGCTAAAAACATGACAAGACCTAATAGTGATCTTGTAAAAGTAAATATGAATTACAACATATGCGCTCCTAAAATTTATAAAGGAAGAATAAATTCTTTAGTTAAAAGAATAACAGGTTTTGCAGATACTATACAGTTAACACATTTAAAGATACAACAGGTGCTGTCTAGAATGGTGCCTGATGGAGTATTTTTAGATATGGATGGTTTAGCAGAAGTTGACTTAGGTAATGGTACAAACTACAATCCTGCCGAAGCTTTAAACATGTATTTTCAAACTGGTAGTATAGTTGGTAGATCACTAACTCAAGATGGTGATCCTAATAGAGGTAAAGTACCTATACAAGAATTACAAACGGGCAATGGTGGCGGTAAAATAAATTCTTTAATACAGACTTATCAATATTATCTTCAAATGATAAGAGATGTAACCGGTTTAAATGAAGCTAGAGATGGAAGCTTGCCAGATAAAAATGCTTTAGTAGGTTTACAAAAGTTAGCGGCTGCTCAATCAAATGTAGCAACTAGACATATACTACAAGCTCAATTATATTTAACTTTAAAAACTTGTGAAAATATATCACTAAGAATAGCTGATTCTCTTCAGTATCCATTTACAAGACAAGCTTTGCAAAATAGTATATCAGAATATAATGTAGGTACTTTAGATGAACTAGCTACAGTTACTACTCACGACTTTGGTGTATTTTTACAATTAGAACCAGAAGAAGAAGAAAAAGCAAAACTAGAAGAAAACATTCAAATAGCTTTAAAAACTAATTCTATATATTTAGAAGATGCTATAGATATAAGGCAAATTAAGAATTTAACCTTAGCTAATCAACTTTTAAAATACAGAAGAAAAGCAAAACAAAAACAAGATAAAGAAGCTCAGCAAGCTAATATACAAGCTCAAGCTCAAGCTAATCAGCAAACAGCTGAAAAAGCGGCAACTGCAGAAATGCAAAAGCAACAAGCATTAGCTGAAACTCAAGTACAAATAGAACAAGCTAAATCTCAATTTAACATACAAAGAATTGAAAGAGAATCTCAAATGAAAAAGCAAGAGATGGAATTAAAATTTCAGTATGATATGCAGTTAGCAAAACTAGATGTAGAGTATAAAAAAGAAAGAGAGCAGATGATTGAAGATCGAAAAGATAAAAGAACAAGAATATCAGGAACTCAACAAAGTGAAATGATTAGTCAAAGAAAAAATGATACTCCGCCTACAAATTTTACAGAAACACAAAGTCCTGATGGATTAACGTTAGGCGCATTTGATATGCGATAACAATTATTAACTATTATATTATATTATGTCAGAAACAATTCAAGATAAAGAGAAGGCACCTCTTAAAATTAAAAAGCCTAAAAAACTAATAAACCAAGAGCAGGTTGAAAGTATTAAAGTAGATTTAAGTAAAAAACCAGAAACAGATGCCGTTCCAGAGCAAAGCACAGGAAGTGTGGATGAGAATCAACAAGCCAATGATGTGGAAAAAGTGGAAGAAGGAACATCCGAACCAATTATTGAGCAAGCTTCCGAACAAGAAGAAAAAGAAGAAGTAATTCCAATAGAAGAGATTACAGAAACTGAAGATGAAATAAAAGAAGTTGAAGCAATTGAAAAACAAATTGTAGAAACTAAAGAAGAAATTAATAAAGAAGTTTTACCAGAAAACATACAAAGTTTAATAGACTTTATGAAAGAAACAGGTGGAACTATAGAGGATTATGCTAGATTGAATAGAGATTATTCTAAATTAAATGAAGCAGCATTACTCAATGAATATTATAAAACTACTAAGCCACATTTAAATCAAGAAGAAATTTCTTTTATAATAGAAGATAATTTCTTAGTTAATGAAGATGTGGATGATGAGCGAGAAATAAAAAAGAAAAAGCTTGCTTATAAAGAAGAAATTGCTAAAGCCAAATACTTTTTGGAAGAAACAAAGAATAAGTACTACAAAGAAATCAAGTTGAGATCTAGTGGGCTTACTCCGGAGCAACAAAAAGCTGTTGACTTTTTCAATAGACACAACAAAGAACAAGAAAAGCAAAGTAAAGTTAGGGATATATTTTTAAATCAAACTAAAAATACTTTAAACCAAGATTTCAAAGGTTTTGAATATAACATTGGTGAAAAGAAATTTAGATATAAAGTAAATAATCCTGAACAAATTGCTAAAGATCAATCTAACTTAAACGATTTTGTTAAGAAGTTCTTAAATAAAGATGGTGCGATTGAAGACGCAAAAGGTTATCATAAAGCTTTTTATACTGCTAGCAATGCTGATGCTATTGCAAATCATTTTTACGAACAAGGTAAGGCTGACGCTGTGCGTGACATAGCTGCTAAATCTAAAAACATAACTCAAGAGGCTAGACCTCAACAAGGTGGTGAAGTTTATATTAATGGTTTAAGAGTAAAAGCAATAAGTGGTGTAGATAGTTCTAAGTTGAAATTTAAAAAAATAACAACTAAAACATAAAAAATGAGTTTTACGACTGGCGGGTCTTTTCCCGCTTCAATTGTTCCAGCTCAACAAAAAATGGCTCTATCAAGCAACTATCTAACTTTTGATAGTTCTACTGGTGGAGGTACGTTTGCTCAGCAATACTTACCAGAGTTATATGCTGCTGAGGTGGAAAGATATGGAAACAGAACAATTTCTGGTTTCTTACGAATGGTTGGCGCTGAAATGCCAATGACATCAGATCAAGTAATATGGTCTGAACAAAATAGATTACACGTAGCTTATAAAAAAGCTAAAGGTGTTAATACTACTTCTCAAACTGGAGCTGACGCTGAAATTGAATTAGATTTATCTATTGCTTTACCCGATGTTGCTGCTGCAGATAGAACTGGAGCTATCAGAGTTGGACAAACAATATTGTTATCTGATGATGCTACAGGATTAGTAGTACAAAAAGCCTTAGTTCAAAAAATTGGAAATCACGGTAGTAATATAGGTACAAATAACAAACTTTTTATAAAGTTATATGGTACAACTACATTAGATGCTGCTTTAACAGGCGCTGGAAAAGTAAACTTATTTGTTTACGGTTCTGAATTTGGTAAAGGAGCTATAGGCATGGAAGGTTCTGTTGAGCCTACCTTTACTCAATTTGCTAACAGACCTATGATTTTGAAAGATAACTTTCAAATAAATGGTTCTGATACTGCACAAATTGGTTGGGTTGAAGTTGCTACTGAAGAAGGACAATCAGGTTATTTATGGTACTTAAAATCTGAATCTGAAACAAGATTAAGATTTGAAGATTACTTAGAAATGGCGATGGTTGAAGCTGAAGATATGAGCGTAGCAGGTTACACTAGTACTGAAAAGTATCAATTTGGTGGAGCTGGTAATGCTGCTTTAGATGCTACAATACAAGGTTCTGAAGGTTTATTTGCTGCTATTGAAAATAGAGGTAATGTATATTCTGGCTTTGCTGGAGCTGCTGCTCCTGGCGCTGGTGCTTTAGCTGATTTTGATGAAATACTCAAAAACTTAGACAAGCAAGGTGCTATTGAAGAAAACATGCTATTCTTATCAAGATCTACTGCTTTAGATTTTGACGATATGATTGCTGCTGTAAATGGAGCTTATGCTTCTACACAAGCAGTATCTTATGGTTTATTTGAAAATGACGGTGACATGGCACTTAACTTTGGTTTCTCTGGTTTTAGAAGAGGTTCTTATGACTTCTACAAAACTGATTGGAAATATCTAAATGATGCGTCATTAAGAGGTATGGACAAAGAAATCGATGGTGTATTAGTACCTGCTGGAACTACTACAGTGTACGATCAAATGTTAGGATCAAACATCAGACGTCCTTTCTTACATGTAAGATATAGAGCTTCTGAAACTGAAGATCGAAGAATGAAGTCTTGGATTGTTGGATCTGTTGGTGGCGCATACACTGACACTTTAGATGCAATGACTGTAAGTTTCTTATCTGAGAGATGTTTAGTAACTCAAGCTGCTAATAACTTTGTGTTATTCAAAGGAGCTTAATTATTGTTTAACATTTAAAGATTAGAAATTATGGGATATTTAAAAATGACGCTTAAAACTGGCGAAGTTAAAACTATTGCTGCTGACAATATTAAACTAATTCTAGACGGTGACGGTAACGACGTTTTAGATTTAGTTTATGTTGGAGATACAGCTAAAGTAGCTATTACAGTAGCCAATGATTCGGAAAGAAACTCAGTTAAAGAAGCTGTTGCAGCTGCTTTAGTTAAGTATCAAGGAAATCAAGAAGGACCGGCTATTGAAGCTAATGGTGGTTTTGATATTAATGATGTTGCAGCACCAGGAGCATAATCATTAAACAAAAAAATAATAAGATCCCGCTTAGGCGGGGTCTTTTTAATTATTATATTATATTATATTATGGAAACAAAAGAAAAAAAGACTCCAAAGAAAAAAGATAATTGGGAGTATAAAGATAGAAATTATTATTTATTAAGGAATAAAATGCCTTTAACACATACAATACCTTCAAAACATTCTCAAAAATATCCTTTAGTTTGGTTTGATCCAGAAGTAGGTTATGAAAGAGAAATAAGATATGCTACAAATCATCAGTCAATTTTTGTTGATGAGCAAAAAGGAAGTTTAACTTTAGCGCATATAGTATTTGAAAAAGGTCATTTAAGAGTTCCTGCAAGAAAAAGAAATTTACAAGAGTTTTTAAATAAGCACCCACACAATGGTATTATATTTGAAGAGTTTGATGCAACTGAAGTAGCGGAAGATCAATATGATTATTTAGAAATAGAAATACAAGCTATGAATATGGCTTATGAAATGGATATTGATAAAGCAGAAGCTATACTTAGAGTTGAAAAAGGAACTAATGTAAGTGAATTATCTACTAAAGAATTAAAAAGAGATTTATTAGTCTTTGCTAAACAACAACCTAAATTATTTTTAGATTTAGCTCAAGATGAAAATGTAGAGCTAAGAAATTTCGGAATAAAAGCTACAGAAGCTAGAATATTAGTATTAGACGAAAAAAATAGTGTATTTAAATGGGGTAGCAATGGTAAAAAACTAATGTCTGTTCCATTTGAAGAACATCCTTATTCTGCATTAGCGGCTTGGTTTAAAACAGATGAAGGTTTAGAAGTATATAAAAGTATACAGAAAAAACTAAAATAACAAGTGATTATAATTAAGGCGGCTATGCGGCCGCCTTTTTAATATATATAAATATGGCAATAAACGTAAATACTGTATATACAACGGTTTTAAATATACTTAACAAAGAACAGAGAGGTTATTTAACTCCTTACGAATTTAACAGTTTAGCTACTCAAGTTCAACTAGAAGTGTTTGAAAAGTTTTTTGAAGACTATAATCAATATTTACGAGGGCCAAAAACAGATGAAGAATACGCAAGCCGATTAGAACATATAAGAGATGAGTTTCAAGTATTTGAAGAATACAAACCTGCTTCAGCACATTCTAGCCCTAATGTTTATACGTTACCTACTAATCCAGCAGTACACAGACTAGGAACTGTTTTTTATACTGGCGTTAAACACGCTCCAATGATAGAACTAGTAACGCAAAGAGATTACAAAAGACAAACAATGTCTCCGCTTACAGCTCCAAGTTCTACATTTCCAATAGCATTATACGAACAAAATAAAGTTACTGTTTATCCTCCTAAAGAAATTTATACAGGTGCATTAGCTAATAGTGATGTTCACTTTAGTTATATAAGAAAACCTAATGATGTTGTTTGGGCTTATGGTGTAGATCAAACAACTGGAGCTTATGTATGGGACGGTAGTCCAGGTTTTAGTCTTTCACCTATTATTGGCGGCGCATCTGTAAACTTTGAAATAGATGAATCACAACAAACTGAAGTAATTATAGGTATATTAAAATATGCTGGTGTTGTTATACGAGATCCTCAAGTAATAGGTATAGCAAATCAAATTGAGCAACAAGAAGAAGTAAACTCTAAAAGATAAAACATGGGACTAATAACACAAACAGCAGCAGAATACTATACTGGTTCAGTTTTAAAGCAAGGTAATGGAACTGCAGCATACACAATTGATTGGCCTAGTAATATGCCTAGTTTACTTTTTAGCAGCGGTCAAACACAAACTGCTAATAATAATTTTGAAATATTTGTAGATAATGTATTACAAATAGATTCTAGTTTTAATAATTTACCAGTTTTAACAACAGCAGTAAATAACGGAGTACAAACACAACAAGTATCTTTTACTTTAAACAACATTGTGCCTAGTAATAAAGTTATAAAACTAGCTTTAAAAACACAAGCCATATATGATAATAAAGGAACTTATCAATTTGTTTCATTATCTGATTTAGTACATAATTTTATGGTTGCTTATGTAGGAACTGACAAAGTAATTCCTAGAGTAAAAAGAAGTGATGTGGTGTATCATGCTAAAAGAGGTTTGCAAGAATTTAGCTATGATACTTTTAGAAGTACTAAATCACAAGAGCTTACTATTCCACCAAGTTTGTCTTTAGTAATACCTCAAGATTACGTAAATTATGTAGAGTTATCTTGGGTAGACCAAAGTGGTGTAAAGCATATTATATATCCAACTACGTTGACTAGTAATCCTTACAGAGTTCCAATACAAGATGATACTGGTGAACCTTATCAAGATAATTTTGGTGAAAATATAAATGCTCAGCAATCTTTAACTAATGAGCGGTGGAAAACTGTTAATCAAAGAAATTTAAATGGAGATGGAGTAGGTGAAACTACTGAAGGAGATGTATATGGCAATGTTTGGTGGAAAAATGTTTATGGCCAAAGATATGGTTTAAACCCTGAGACTAGTCAAAAAAATGGTTGGTTTACTATAGATCCTAGAAGAAATGTATTTGCTTTTAGCAGTAATTTAGCTAATAAAATAATTATATTACAATATATATCAGATGGATTAGCTTACGATGAAGATACTAAAATACCTAAACTCGCAGAAGAGGCAATGTATGCTCATATATTATATTCATTAACTGCTGTAAGGCCAAAAGTTCCTGAATATATAATACAAAGATATAGAAGAGATAGATCAGCAAAATTAAGAAATGCTAAAATAAGATTAAGTAATATAAAAATGGGAGCATTTACTCAAGTTATGCGAGGAAAATCTAAATGGATTAAACACTAATTAAATGGCTACAGCAAGGAATGTATTTGTAAAGTCTAAAATGAATAAAGACTTAGACGATAGATTAATAGGCAAAGGTGAATATAGAGATGCTCAAAACGTTAATATAAGTAGATCAGAAGGAGACGATGTAGGCGCTATAGAAAATGTTTTAGGAAACGAATTATTATCTGATTTTAGTTTGTCTGGTGATACAGATTTAGAAGTTATAGGAAAATTTGAAGATATTAGCAATAATATAATTTACGTATTTGCGACTGACTACACTGATACTTCAGATAGTAAAATAGATAATTTTGCGCCATTTGGATCAAAGTGCGCTATATTTAGCTATAATCTTAACTCTCCTGCTAGCAGAGCCTTAGAAACTTTAGTTGAAGGTAGGTTTTTAAATTTTTCTAAAAGAAGTTTAATTACAGGTGTAGATCTTATTGAAGATTTATTATTTTTTACAGACAATCGTAATCAACCTAGAAAAATAAATGTAAAAAAAGCCGCGACTAGCTCTACGTATTACACTACAGAAGATCAAATATCTGTAACTAAATATAATCCTTATCAACCACCACAACTTTATAAATCATTTACAATTACTATACTTAGTAGTAGTGGAACATCTGGTAGTGAAATTTACACAGTTTCCGACAATGACGGTACTAAATTAAGATCAGGTCAATATTTAAAAATCGCACCTGCAAATGGTATAGCTTATAGAATATCTGCTACTGGTTCAAATACTTTTAAATTAAACCAACAGTTGTCTCCAGCACTTACAGGAACTGTAGAAATATACGAAGCTAATTCTAAAAATGTAACAGACAGATATATGTCACCTACTATATGGGCCAATTTTGGTAGTGTAAACTCAACCTCATTATTATTTACTGATCCTAGTGGTGAAGTAAAAGAAAACATGAAGTTAACTGCTAAAAACATAAAGTCTGATATTACTATAAGTAATGTTTCACCTGCTGGCACTTCATGTCAAATAAGCCCTAATACACCTGCGATTAGAGATGAAATTAATTCAGTAACTATAGGTGGTAAATTATTTTTTTCAGATCCAAATTCTCAATTTATAAGTAGCTTTCCAGGCGATGAAAATTATTTAACTGATAAATTTGTTAGATTTGCTTATAGATTTAAGTTTGAAGATGGAGAATATTCTTTATTATCTCCATTTACTCAACCTGCTTTTATTCCTAAGCAGCAAGGGTATTTGGTAGATAATGAAAATCCAGAAAATGATAACCCTGATATTGTTAGATATTGTGAAACTAATAAAATTATAGAAAGTAGTATATTATCTTTTTTTGAAAATTCTGTAAATAGAGTAGAAATAAATATACCTACTCCGTTTGCTGTAAATCAACTTGCTGATAAATTAAAAATAGATGAAATAGATATACTGTATAATGAGTCAGATAGTTTAGCAGTAAAAGTTTTAGCAACTATACCGGTTACTGACAATAGTATAACTAGCAATTCTACCAATATATATAATTATCAATATAACTCAGAAAAACCTTTTAGAACTTTACCAGAGGCTGACGTTATTAGAGTTTTTGATGTATCACCTATTAGAGCTCAATCTCAATCTGTAAGTGGAAATAGAGTTATATATGGCAACTTTTTAGATAAACATACTCCACCACAAAATTTAGATTATAACATTAGATTATCTAGGAAAAACTTTACAGTAGATCAAGGATCTTCATATGCTGAAGTTGCATATCCATACCACTCAGTAAAACAAAACAGAACTTATCAAGTTGGAGTAATATTGTCAGATAGATATGGAAGATCTACTGATGTTATATTATCTTCTTTTGCTCCTACTCAATTTTCACAAGATTCAAATATATACGGAGGTGACACGATATATGCACCTTATTTTGATTTAACTAGATCACAAACTACTCCTATTGTTAAATGGTTTGGAGATTCACTTAAAGTTCTTTTTAGATCTGTAATACCTAATAGTGTTACATATGCAGAAGGGTATCCAGGTTTGTATAAAAGTGGTAATTACATTGGAACAATAAGTGGGCCTGTTTCAAATTTAAATTATGTAGATCTTTTAGATTTAGATCCAAATATACAAAAAGGAGATGTTTTAGTAACTGAATCATCAGTGCATAGCATTACGTCTATAGATAGCTCTAATAAAAGAGTTTTTGTGCAGCCTAATATAACTATGAACTCTGGCAATGTAAATATATACGGACCATCTAATCCATTAGGTTTTTATAGTTATAAAATAGTAATAAAGCAATCTGTTCCTGACTATTATAATACTTATTTAGGTAATGTTGTACAAGGTGAATTTTTATCAGCTAGAAATTCAGCAGGACAAGATATTGGAGGTAATTTTAGAAGCACTGTTTCTTACACTAGTTTAATTGGTAGTAACATAAACAAACTTCCAGCTAATACTTTAGGTGTTCAGCCAGAGCAAACTTTATTTAGCACTAATGATGATAAGCTTTTTCCAAGAGTAAACTCTACTTTTGATGGTGTAACTGGTAGTGAAGAAAAGCCAACACAACAATATACTTTAGGAAGACGTTTTTCTACTGGAAGTATAATAGGTAAATTAACTGATTTAGGTATTAGAAATGATAGAGTGCTTGAAGGTCCATTAAAGAAAGATGCAGACTTAGTAAATAGTATTACTTTTCAAGCAAATCCTAATGGATATAATGCAGCTATAAATACAGCAGTACCTTTTACTACTACAGGTACTGGTGCTGGTGCTGAGTTTACAATACAAACTGACGGTGGTTCTAGTAATCCTCCTACTGGAGTTGTGGTTAAGATAACAGTAACTAAGCAAGGTAGGGGATTTAAAATTGGAGATGCTATTACTTTTTCAGGTCAAGACTTTGGACAAGGCGTAGGTAACAATTGTGTACTTGTTTTAAAACAAGCAGATTTTGGATTACAAGAAGCTGGTTTAGGTTTTTTCCAAGCACAACAAAATCCTACAGCTATAAAATTTATAAATCCTAGTTTTCCTATTGGCGCTCCTGCAAGAGATCCAGGCCAAAATAAAAATGATATGTTGTTTAATGTTTTTGAAGTAAAAGCTCCAAAAAGTAATTTAGAAATATTTTATGAAACTTCTACAACTGGACTAATATCAGATTTAAACACTGCTATATTAGCAGGTAGTATTCCTACACCAATATTTGCAGAGCCCCCAGTTTCAGAACTACCTGAAGAAGCAGGATAATAATAGGCTGAGATATACATAAGAATAAAATGAGTGCAGTAATAGAAATAGATTATTTTAATACTTTTATAGTAAAAGGTTCTTATTCTGGAGCAGCTACTAATGCTGGTAATACAGTTTTTCTTTCACCAGGTATAGCATATCCAGGAGGTATCAATACTTCTGATAATACAGGTATATATATTGAAGAGAGTAGAATTAAAGGAGATTTTAATGGCGTAAGTTATGGTGCTGGTGTAAAAGCTTTTTTAGATGATCCAAGACCTTTACAGCAAAAAAGAATTAATACTTTAATATACTCTGGTATATATAATTCTAGAACAGGTGTAAACGATACTAATGTTTTTTCTACCGGTACAGACATAACTAGATCGTGTGACCCGGCTAATGGATCTATACAAAAAACCTATGCTGAAGATACTAATTTAATAGTATTTCAAGAAAATAAAGTAAGTAGAGCGCTAATAGATAAAGACACTATATACACAACTGAAGGTGGTACACAAACTCAAGCAGGAGCTAAAGTTATAGGACAAATTGTACCATATAAAGGTGAATATGGTATTAGTAAAAATCCCGAAAGCTTTGCCGTTTATAGTTATAGAAAATATTTTGCAGATAAATATCGTAATGCAGTAATAAGATTGTCTAACGATGGAATTACTGAAATAAGTTCTTACGGTATGATGGATTATTTTAGAGATGAATTTGCAGAAATAAATGATGAATCTACCATTTATAATATATCAATATCAAAAGATGGATTAGGAAGCAATGGAGATTTTGTCGTAGAAGCAACAGGTTCTGAAATTAATAAAGTAACACTAGGCATGCAAATAGAAAACCAAGATGGTTATATAACTTTTATTCAAGAGCTTAGTAGTACAAAAATTAGAATATTTTATTCTAAAGCTTTTACTATTGATATACCTTCAACATTTAACGTAAAATATAAAACTAGAGGTAAAATAATAGGAGGTTGGGATATACATAGTAAAAACTATGTAATATCTTTGCAAAAAAATAGCAATCAAGTTTCTACTACTACAGATTATAATACTTTAGCTTTTGAAGAACAAATAAAAGGTTGGGTAAGTTTCTTTAATTATAAACCAAACTTGATGTTTAGTGTGCAAAACAAGTTTCTTACTTTTCAAAATGCTAGTCTTTATAAACACTACTCTACAGTTGCTAATACAAGAGGTAATTTTTATGGAGTAAATTATGCTTCTAGTATAACTACAGTTTTTAATGAACAGCCTAGTTTAGTAAAAAATTTTAAAACTGTAGGATATGAAGGTAGTAGTGGTTGGGAAGTAGAAACTTTTATATCTGATATAACCGGCGTAAATGTATTGCCTAATACTAACTATAATAATCATCAAGATAGTACGTCTAGTGTTAAAAGTTATGAAGAAGGATTATATACAGATACCGTTACAGGTCAACCTCTTAGAGCAGGTTTTAATAGAAAAGAAAACATTTACGTAGCTAATTTAATATCAACATCGCCAGCTATGCCAGGTGAAATAAGCTTTGGTGGAAATGTAACTGGCATAAAAGGATTTATAGCTACTGTTAAATTTAAGACAGATGGAACAACTCAATTAGGTGGAGAAAAAGAGTTATGGTCGGTAAGATCAGAGTACGTTAACTCTTCTTATTAAATTATATTATATGCAACAAATAAACGAACTAATGGTTCAGATGAGTAAATTACCTCAAGAAGATTTTAGAGATAAAATGGGAGAGTTAACTCAACTTATAGTTGATAATGGCGGAACTATAAGAGAATCATACAAAGAAAATGACAAAATAGATGTTATAAACGGTAATAAGTTAGAACATTTTTTTGGTGAAGGAACTTATATAAGGAAAATTACAATGAATAAAAATACATTGATAATGAGTGCAATACATTTAGTTACTCATCCTTATTTTATTTTAACTGGTAAAGCAACTATATTATCACCAGGTGGTTTACATTTAGTAGAAGCACCAAAATTTGGTATAACAACACCAGGAACTCAAAGGTTATTGTATATACATGAAGACATGGAATTTTATACAGTTCACCCTACAGAAAAAACTAATGTAGAAGAAATAATAAATGAAGTTACTTCTACACATTATAATCACCCAAAACTTAAACTTAATTAATATGTTATTAGAAGTAATTAACAATGCTCCAGTGTATTATGAGGCAACGGTTGGTGTAGCTGCTATAGTAGCTGGTAGCGTAGCTGTTGTTGCATCTACTACTAATGCTATAATGAGTAATAAAAAAAGAAAAGATGCTGCCGAAGCTAAAGAAGATATGCAAAGAGAAATAGATACTTTTATTGATAATCGCCAGCCTGTTATAGATAACTCAGATGATATTAGAGCTTTAGCAGAGCAGGTGACTAATCCTTATGCTAATTTAGGTGTAGCTACACAAGCTGCAGAGTTTCAAGCTGAAGAAGCAGATATGGCCCTTGCACAAACTTTAGATGTTGTAGCTTCTACAGGTGCTAGCGCTGGTGGCGCGACTGCATTAGCTAGAGCAGCGCTACAAAGTAAAAGAGGTATAGCTGCTAGTATAGAACAACAAGAAGTTAAAAATCAAGCAATGGCTGCTCAAGGAGAGCAAATGGCTCAGCAACAAAGACTTAATCTACAATTGCAAGCTGAAGCTGAAGAAATTGCTGCTTTTGGTAGACAAGAAAGAAGAGACGATGTTATACTAGGTATGAAAAGACAAGATGAAGTTTTTCAAGCAAACTTAGAGCAGCAAATGGCTATGGCTACGCAAGCTGCTGTTGTAGATACTATAAGTGCAGTTGGAAATGTAGCGGGTGGAGTAACTGCTGGAGCTGCAGGAGCTGCTGCTGGTGGTGGTTTTGGTGATTCAGCAGCGCAATTTTACGGTTATTAAAATTTAAGTTATGAGTGGATACAAACTACCAGACATATCTGTACTATCAGCTGCCACTGATAGAGCGTTTAAACAAAGAGACAATTTAATCAATGGCATGATTAAAGGTCAAATAAGAAGAGATAAAGAAGCAAAAGAGCTAACTCTTAAAGCTCAAGCGGCTAATGATGCTTTTTACACTTTCTATGATAAACAACCAAAATCTGGTAATGTTTTATTAAACACAGCATCTAGAGAATTTGTCGTTAAACAAGCGCAAGAGCAAGAAAGATTATATAGAATAGCTTTTGGAAGTGGTGGAACTGCAGAAGATAGAGCTAGATATAACCAGCAAGTTTTAGCTGATAAACAAGCTTTAAGAGAAATAGGTGAGTGGATGGTATTTACTAATAACAGTAATGAGCAAATAGCTACAAATGCGTCTGCTGAAGCAAAAGGAAATATGGTGGGTAGGTTTACTAGAAGTACTAATAATGATTTAGATAAATGGAGTTTTCAAACAGAGCTTCAAGCTAATCAGTTTAGCGGTTTTGAATTTGAAGTTGATCCTAATACTTTTAATGTGAAATTAACAGGTGAAGGAAGCGCTTATAAAGGAGGCCCTTTAAACATTAGTAAAGAAATGGCAGGGGCCAAGCAAGGGCAACCTTGGTTTGAGTCTATAGAAGAAGAAAATAAACTAGGTGTAGTATTAGGCAAAAGATGGAACGTAGGTGTTAAAACAAAGGCTGGAGTAGTAGTTACACCTCTTTCTGAAAGTTTTAGTTCTCCTGAAAAGACAACTGTAAAATGGAACGGGACAGAACAACAGTGGGAAAAAATAGTTAAACAAACTTTTGATAGAAAAGCTGTGTATAATGAATTAATGAACGGCGACCAAAAACAAGTATTACAAGATACTATAACATCGAAAAATTTTGAGCAAATGTGGGATCAATTATTTTACGGTGGTTATTTAGTTAATAAAAATACAGGTGAAAACGATGCGCTAGGTAGTTTAAGTTGGGATGTTGTTAGTAAGTTTAGGACTATGAAGCTTGAAGATTTGGACACGTGGGGACAAAATACTTACGGAGACGATTGGAAGACAGAAAATTTCGCAGGTAAAGATGGTAAATTAAGTGAAGCAGAAAGAAAAGATTTCATTAAAAGCATGAATGAATCGGCTAGAAATGGTTTAGCTATTTACTACTCTCAAGTGTTAGCACCAGCTTCTGAAAAAGTAATTAAAGACATAATTACTGATGAAAAAGCTAGTGATCCTAATAGTAAGGGTCAGCTTACTCAAAAACAAATAAGCGCATTATCAAAAAAGAAAGCAGGTTTTGAATTAAATTTAAAAAATGCAGCGGCTGATGTTAATATTACAAGTGGAGTTGAATTGTTAAATAAAATGGCAGGTATTGATGGTCAAATGGCTAGAGCTCTTGAAGCTAACCTAGGTGGTGGTGTTGAATTTAGAACTGGTCAAGAAGTATACGATGTTATGTTGGAGGCTGGTCAAGAAATACCCGCAGCTATTGGTACTCCTCCAACTAAAAATAATCCAGGTGGAGTTAATCCTAATGCTAAAAATGCTTTATTTGCTTTAACATATGCTGGTGGATTAGAATCAGGCAAACCGGCATCTGGTTATTTAGCTAATAGAATTGCTACTTCTAATAGACTAGATGAAATTGCTGCAATGCCTGCTACAGATTCAACAGAAAAAGAATTAAAATCTAGAGCAATAGAAGATATTTTAAATCGTGGTATAAATTTAGATCCTGAAAGTAGAAATTACTTAAAAGATCAAACTGGAGGTATAAATAGATTTTTACAATAATATGAACGATACTTATTATTATATCAATAATCAAGGCGAACAAGTAAGTGGAACTTATGAGCAAGTAGCAGAAGCTGCTGATGCTTTAGGTTATCCAGATGTTCAAACTTTTATTGATGATAAAAAAATAACTACTGAGCCACCAGAAAAGAAGAAAACTACTTTATTTGGTGAGCAGTTTGTCAAAGAAATATTACCGCCTACTATAAATGATGAGGTAGATAGAAGTAATTATGTTGAGCAAGTTAATAATAACATTAATGAAAAAGAATTAGAAAATAGGTTTGAAAACAAAAAACCTATGGCTAGTGGATATGCCAAGCAAGCTAGGATAAAAGAGCTTCAAGCTGAAACAGAAGCAGCATCAGATGAAATAAACAAAGTTCATGAGTGGATGGACAATGTAGATGATACTCAGTTTAAAAATACTAGTAAAAGTAAAATGGCTGCTACACTTAATATTGCATATCCTGGTTTTACTACTAAAGTTTTATATAAGTCAAAAGCTGAAGTTACTCCAGATGGTGTAAAAAAATTACCATACAAAGAGCTAGAAATAACTGATAATAAAACAGGTAATAGTAAACTTTTAGAAATTGACTCTGATAATTTTAAAAATGATATAAGGTCTTTTGTAAATAGTAAAGGCGGAGCAAAAGCTTATGAAGCTGATAAGGAGACGTTAGAACTAAACAAACAAGCTAATAGCGCTAAACAATTATCTGAGTATCAACAAACAAAATTAAATGAAATACGTAATACACCTTTAGATATATTATTTAAACCTAAAGTAGAAAAAGTAACAGTGTCTGGTATTCCTGAAGATGGAAGAACAATAAGCGGTAGTAGAAGAATAGATAAAACTATACAGCCTTACGAAACAGAAATAAAACAAGCTGAAACATTACTTAATAAACAAATAGGTTATTTAAACTCTCAAAGATCTGCCGACAATCAACTATCAGGTCCAACTCCTATACAAATACAAGAAAAAGCAAAAGAAATAATTATATCTAAGCGTATTGTAGATATGCAAGATTCTAATATGACTGATTTTTTAGAGACATTAGATCCTTCTAGCATAGCTAAATTAAACGTTTATAACGCTCAAACTAGAAATAAAACAGTTAAACAAGTAAACAATATTCAAGCTGTACAAGATCAGTCAATGAAAGACTTTAACGATCAAGTTAAAAATCCTAGTTTGTTTATAGTTGATGAGTTTATGAAAACTTACAATGATCCTACTAAAACTTTTGTTGTTGAGCCAGGTGAAAAATTTATACCATTAAAAAATGGTAAAAAAGTAAGTATATTAGAATATAATCAATACGAAAAAGCTAAATCTGATCTAGACAATCAACTAGTAGTATTAAAGCAAAGACAAAATAAAATAAACAATTTAACAGAAACTGTAGATGACTTAGATTCTAAATTAGACTTATATGGTAGAGACTATAGCAACTTAAATAAATTTATATATAATGTTGCTAGCGGCTTTGAATCTATTGGATCTGGTATAGTTTATTATGGTGGTAGAATAGCTAGTGAAGTTATGCAACTGCAAGGTGGTATAACAGGTTTAGCTGGAGAAATGGTACAAAAAGACTTAACTGATTGGCAAATAAATAGATTTAAAGAAGATCAAGATCGCAGAAACTCACTAGCTAAAGACGTTTCTTTTGAGTCATTTAGAGATAAAAATGGCGAGTTTGATTTTAATAAATTTGGAAGGTTTATTAATCAAGAAACTAGTACTCAACTACCTATATTAGCTTCAATGATAGCTACTGGTGGTACTGGAACTACTTTTTTACCAGCACTAACTATTGGTACGTATAGTGCAGGCGAAAGATTAGCAGAGTTTGACGTTAAAGAAGCAACAGATCCTAACTATAGACCGTCAGCTGCGGAAAAATGGTTTGTAAGTACAGGTTATGGTATCTTAGATGGTACGCTAGGAACTTTACCTACAGCTAAAATATTAAATAATGCTAGCAGAAGTATAGCAGAACAAGGTGGTAGAAGATTATTTAACTTTAAACAAGGTATACAACAAAGTTGGAAAGATGGTACTTTACCTAAAAACTTAATATATGAACCAGCTGTAGATATGGCCGGTGAAGTAGGCACTACATGGGGTCAAAATGTATTAGACGGTAGACCTATACTTACTAATACTGGGCATACGGCTTTTACTTCTGGTATGTTTAGTATATTTTTAGGTGGTGCACCTACAGCTTATGGCCATACATTAGGTGCTTTTACTCATAATAAAAAGTGGAAACAAACCAAAGCTAAAATAGATCAAGTAGCTTTATTAGAGACTCAATACGAAGCTGTAGATGGTAGAACTAGAGTAGGTCAAGCTTATAAAACAGAAATAAATAAATTAAAAAAAGAAATAACTTTAGAAATAAACAAAGTAGAAAATAATGTTTTAAATAAAGTTAGCCCTAAATCTTTTAAAAAATTTGCTGCTGCTACTACAAAGCAAGAACAAATAAGAATAGAAGTAGAAGAAATACTTAATGATCCTAATATAGTTGAAAGTGAAAAGTTAGGTTTTTTAGAAACAGCTAAAAAAGAGTTTGATAAATTACAATATGCTAGAGATTTATGGAGAGACGAAAGCGCATTTGGAAATGAGTTTAACTTATTAGAAGTAGGAACTCAAGAAGATAAACAAAGGTTTGAAAGAATTAAAAACGAAGCAATAGAAAATTTATTAAGAGATAAGAACAAAGCGCCTGACTACCAGCCCGATATAGAAGATGTAAATGCAGAAGCATATAATATATATGTTAGAGAAGAAATAGAAAGTAGAATAAATGAAGCTAACAAAGCAGGAAATAAATATAAGACTACAGTATTAAATACTAAGCAAGACGCTATAGATGAAGTAAGGAAATTATCAAATGAAGAACTTAAAATAGCTGCTTCAGAGGAGACTACTATTACAGAAGATGTTGAAACTATAATAAAGAAAATAAAGTCAGGAAGATTAAACGGTTTTCAAGTTGGTAATACTAATTATGCAATAATGGAAAACGCTATTGCTAATGAAAAAACTGAAATAACTATACATGAACCTGGACACCAAGTGTTTGAAGATATACTTGAAAATCGTAATGCTGATTTTTCTGATATGGCTAAGTCTGTAATAGAGTGGACTAAAAAATATAATCCAGAAGTATATACTAGATTATCAACTCAAGCTGGTCTTAATTTATTGTTTAGTGATAATTTAGCTGATAGAAAAAGAGGTGCTGAAGAAGTAGTTGTTGAATTTTTAGAAGAAGTATCTGCCGGTAGAATAGATTTTAATAAATTAGAAAACAAAGATTTAGCAGCTTACTTTGGGTTTATGGCTTCAGATGTAATGCAAAAAAGTACTCCTAATAATTTTTCATTAGATTTAAAAGGACAAAATGACGCTGTTAGTTTTTTAGTAACATTAGCTGCTAAGATAAAGCGTGGTGATATAACGCAAAGAGACATACAAGAAGCTAGACAATCACCTGTTATAAAAGCTATAGAACAAAAAACTAGTGAAACAGCAGCTATAGAATTAGCCACTAGAGTAAAAGAAGCACAATCACCTATTAAAGAATCTGTATCAGAAACAGCTGAAGAAAAAGCTAGTCGTAGAGATAGAAGAGATAAAAATGTTAAGAAGCTTTATGATGAAGCTCCTAAAACAAAACAAGAATTTAAAGAGTTTTTACAAACACCAGAAGGTAAAACTGAACTAGGCGAAATATTATTAGACTATTATCCAGACATGTTGGCAATAGCTAAAGGTGATGTAGATAAAGCTGTAGCGGGTTATCAACCTTTAATAAAACACATTGAAGCGTTTAATCCTGAAACTAACACAGACTTATCTGGATATATAGGAACTTATTTAAAAGCTAAAGTTGGGACTGGTGCTAAGCGAGTAGCTAAGTCAGAAGGACCAAAGGGTGGACCTAGGATAGGTGAACAAAGAGATGGTGGTAGAGCTTTTGATGTAGCAGATACTAGAGGTGAAGCTGATCAAACAGTTGATTTAAATTTAAGGCAACTAGCAGATATTAAAGAAGGTAGTGACTTATATAATTTTATATTAGATAAAGCTAAAAAAGTATTAGCAACTTTTAAACCAAAAGTTAAAGGATTAACACCTGAAATTAAAGAGTTAGCTAAAGAGCCTACAAACTCTAAGGCTATTGCTCAAGTTAATAAAGCTTATAAAAGTATTAGACAACAACTTAATAACGACTTTAATACTGAAATGTTTAAAGAAGTTAAAAACACTATTAAAAAGCCTAGTTACAAAGAGTGGCTAGAAAAAAATAAAAAAGCTATACTTAGTTTAGATATAAACACTTTAGTTGGTTTTGAAAGACTAGCTCCGAAGAAAATATTTGCAGTACCTGAAAAGAAAAACATGAGCCCTAAAGAAATAGATGCTGCTATTTCTGCAGGTAGAAGAGATGATTTAGTGTACATTAATCCTACATCAGGACCTACGCTATATAAAAGACTAGATCCTTCACCAGAACAAATATCAGAGTTCTTTTTAAAACGTGGTAGAGACAATGCGTTAGCTAAAGCTATAGCCGCTAAGCTAGGTGAAAATGCTACAATGGAAGTATTAAAAGGAGAAGTTGGTGGCAGTCCTATAATAGAAATATTCTCCAATAATAATCCTGATTTAAACTGGATACCTTTAGAAGGTATGCTACAAATGTTTGGTGAGATAACAGATCAAGGTATAGATGCTAAGTTTTCAGAAGACATGAACTTAAACAATGCAGACTATGCTAAATTTATGGAAGGTAAAGATCCTTTTATTAAATCTATAGTTGATGTTGCTAAAAATCAAGGTATACCAGCAGATTCTGATAAAAGAAAGCCTTTAATAAAAGAACTAGTAGCAGGTAATTTCCCAGACATTGGTCAAAAAGCTAAAATAGTAGATTATTTTAATAAAATACTAAACCCATATGCTAAGCAAACTGCTAAATATAAAGCTATTAAAATAGATTTAGATACTTATATAAATGAAGTATTAACAGATGATACTATAGACAGGTATGCAGAGTTTTTTGGTTTAGAAAATGGAGCTAAAATATTTGAAAATTTTGCAGTAGACAAACAGAGACCTTTTATTAAGACTGTAGCTAACATAATGAAATCAGAGTATAAAGATCCATTAGAGTTAGCTGCTGAGTTTTGGCATTACAAAGGAGGCTTTGAAGATGGTAGCGCTAACCCAGGCAGATCTATGACTTTTTTCAATAAAAAAGGTGGTGGTCATGTACAAGTATATATAGATGAGTTTATAGCGCCTGTATTTTCTACTACAGATAATCCTATAGTAGGTGTTGGAAACGTATTTAAAAAAGATAAAAAAGGCAAAAAAGTAGATTATGTTGAATTTAAATATAAAAATGGTGAAAATACATTAATTAAATCGCTAAAAAGACAAAGTCAAAAAACAACCAAGCAAATGGTAGACGGTACCATTAATAAAGCTGAATTAACTAGAAGAGCTGATGATGCAGATAGAGCTTTTAATTTTGTATTAAAAGTTTACAGAGCTGCTAAAAAAGCTAATCCAACTAGTGAAAACTTATTTATGTTAACAGCAGGCATGGGAGCTAATATGAAAGGTGCTATAAGAGCTGCTGCTAGATTAAGATATTTACCTGTTAATGCTAAATATAAAAGTTTATCTAGGCCTGATGGTAGTAAAGCATTTGAATATGAGCATGGTATACCAGCTGTTATAGTTAATTTAGCTATAGCTGATGCAATATTTAATGACAATAAAAAAATTGATCTTAAAAAACTACAAGACAGTTATTCTGTAGGTGTTATAAGCGTAGAGTTTAATGACAATTTTGGTAGGTTTTTTAAATCACGTATGCCGTTTAACTACAAGATAGGTGATATGCCTACTACCAGATGGTATAATATGTTTACTATAGGAGGTGAAGTACATGAACTGCTTGATACTGTAGAAGGTGAAGTAATAGGCACAGAAGAAACTAAATTATGGAACTCTACTCAAGAAGCAAAAGCTGTTAACGATATTGATTTAAGCAACAATGTATTTAATATGAGCGAAGAGCTAACTAATGATGATGTAATTAGTTTAGCAGCTACAATAGATCAAGCTTTAAAATTTGCTCGTGATCCTAATGCACCAGTTAAAAAGATTAGAGTATTTGATTTTGATGACACATTAGCAACTAGTAAAAACATTGTTATAGCTAAAAGAGGTAATGAAGAAATAAGATTAAATGCAGAAGAGTTTGCACAGAGGGGTTTACAATTAAAAGAAGAAGGTTACACAATGGACTTTAGTGATTTTAATAGAGTAACTGATGGTGGTAGAGGACCACTATTTGAAGTTGCTAAAGCTATTAAAGAAGCTAGAGGTAATGAAGATTTATTTGTACTTACAGCAAGAGCGCCTGAGTCTCAGCAAGCAATATATGATTTTTTAAAAGCTGAAGGTTTAGAATTTAAAAAACAAAACATAATAGGATTAGGTAACTCTACTGGCGCTGCAAAAGCTAAGTGGATAGTAGAACAAGCTGCTAAAGGATATAATGACTTTTATTTCGCTGATGATGCTTTTCAAAATGTAAAAGCAGTGAGAGATGCGTTAAGTGTTATTGATGTTAAGTCAAAAGTGCAACAAGCTAAAATGAAGTTTAGCGAAGATGTAGATTTAGAGTTTAATCAAATACTTGAAAACAACTTTAAAATTGGAAAAGAAAAAGAATACTCCGCTGCTAAAGCTAAAACAATAGGAGCTAACAAAGGTAATTTTAAATTTTGGATACCTTATTCAGCTGAAGATTTTACTGGTTTAATATATAAGTTATTAGGTAAAGGAAAACAAGGTGACATACAAATGGCCTGGTTTAAAAAGAACTTGCTACAACCATATACTAGAGCAATGAACAGCTTATCACAAGCTAGAGTAAATTTGATGGATGATTTTAGAAAACTTAAAAAAGATCTTAACGTTCCTAAAGATTTAAAGAAACCTAACGAAACTGGATTTAGTAATGAGCAAGCTGTAAGAGTTTATATGTGGGATAAATTAGGATACGAAATACCTGGATTATCAAAAACAGATAGAAGAGAATTACTTAAAATTGTTAGCGATAATGAAACGTTAAAAATGTTTGGTGATCAAGTATTAAAACTAACTAAGTCTTCATCGTTAGCTAATCCTGAACAGTCGTGGTTAGCTGGTACTATTACAACTGACTTGTTTGATACTTTAAATAAAAATACGAGACGTAAGTTATTAGAACAATCTGGTTTTACTAATAATGCAGATCTTATATTTAGTGAGAAAAATTTAAATAAACTTGAAGCTATATATGGATCTAAATATAGAGAAGCGATAGAGAATAGTTTAAGCCGTATGAAGCAAGGTAAGAATAGATTATTTAGTGGCAATAGATTAAGCAATAGAATATTAGATTACATAAACAATGCGACAGGTGTTATTATGTTCTTAAACGCAAGATCTGCAATACTACAGACTATATCTAGTATTAACTTTATAAATTGGAGTTTTAATAATCCATATAAAGCAGGTGTTGCTTTTGCTAATCAACCTCAGTATTGGAAAGACTTTCTTAAACTAATGAACTCTGACTATTTAAAAGATAGACGTAACGGTTTAAGAATTAATATATCAGAAAGTGAAATAGCAAATGCTGCTCAGACAGGTAAAAATAAAGCAAAAGCAGCTATAAGTTATATACTAAGTAAAGGATATGCTCCTACCCAAATAGCAGATAGTTTCGCTATAGCGGCTGGTGGATCTACTTGGTATAGAAACAGAATTAAAGATTTAATGAAGCGTAATCCAGATATGTCCTTAAAACAAGCAGAAGATCAAGCTTTAATAGAGTGGAGAGAAATAGCTGAAGAATCGCAACAGTCTTCTGATCCTAGTAAAATATCTTCTCAACAAGCTAGTGATGCTGGTCGTTTAATATTAGCGTTTCAGAATACACCTATGCAGTATGCTAGGTTGCAAAAAAGAGCTTTTCAAGATTTAGTAAGTGGAAGAGGTGACGCTAAAAGCAATGTTAGTCGTATAGTTTATTATTCTATAGTACAAAGTTTAATATTTAATGCTTTACAACAAGGTTTATTTGCTTTAGGTATGGGTGACGCAGACGAAGACGAAAAGAACAAAAAATACTTTGATATATCTAATAGCATGATTGATACTCAACTAAGAGGTATAGGTATTGGTGGAGTAGCTTTAAGTACTGTTAAAAACTTTTTATTAGATCTATACGAAAGATCAGGTAGAAAACGACCAGAATATGTAGATGCTGTTTGGAAATTAACTCAGTTCTCTCCGCCAATTGGATCTAAAATATCTAGATTAAGATCAGCAGCTTGGAACGTTGATAGTAAGAAAAGAAGAGAAAAGATAATGGAGATGGGTCCTTTCAATATTGACAATCCAGCTTATGAATCAGCAGCTAAAGTTATATCAGCTGTTACTAATATTCCTCTTGATAGAGCTTTATCTAAATATGAAAATATAGACGCTGCTCTTAGCGAAGAAGCTGAATGGTGGCAAAGTATGGCAATGATAGGTGGTTGGCCTAAATGGCAAATAATGCCTGAAAGAAAAGAATATGTTACTAAGAGTAAAACCAAACGTAAAACTAAACGACGTACAGCATTAGATAAACAAGCAGAAAGACAAGAAGCACTTAGTAAAGAAGTGCAAGAGCGATTAAAATCATTTTAGGAACATAAAAAAAATGGGCACCATACCCAAAGTTCCTGTAACCAAGAAAGGGAGATGTAAGTCTCCCTTTTTTTATGTGATAGTATTGAGATGCAAATACATGACGCAGTGCTACTTTCTACAGTTATAGAAGGTGCATACATAGTAATCCTTACAAGGAACTATCTAAAAACAAGAAGAGGTGACTACGATTTGTAATCACCTCTTACTTTTACATACACCATGGACACATATCGCCCGAACATCTATTACACATAACTATAGTTTTAAGTGTTAAACAATTTCACAAGCGCCTCCTGCGCAAGCTAATTCACCAGCTAGATCAGTTTCATCTTCAACTTCTACAATATTAGTTAAGTCGACATCAGTTAAAGACTTCATCATAGCTTTGTATGTAGATTTATTTATATCTTCAAACGGTGCTTGAGTATAAGTACCGCCATCATATGGTAAGACAGATAGCCCATTATAATAATCTCTATTGTCCCACATCCATTTGCCTGCTGCAGCCCACTCATGTTCTTTTAAAGAAATAGTTGCAGAAACATTGTGAGTATTACTACCACGCATATGACCAGGTCTTACCCACTCTGTCGCTACTTTTTTTATACGTTCTAATAAATCAAAAGGTGATTCAGTTCTAAGTATAGAACCATCAGGTGCTTTCTGTGGTATACTAATTACAGCAGTATCATGAGGTCTGAAATATTCATCTTCAATTAAATCAGGGTGATTATTAACTAAATACTTATACATACTTTCGTTTTTACCAACTCTGACTCTACGGACATAATAATCATTGTGCCATGCATGTATACCCGAAGACGTTCCAAGAGCCAGAGATGTCGTCCCTGCAGGCTTTACAGTTGTACATCGTGCAGCTGGTTTGATCCCTATCTTTTTAGCTGTCTGTTTGTTTTTGCTTACTACTATATCTGCAGCTTCCGTCATATCCAACTGCAGCACAGCAGCAGAGCCTATCCCTGTCATTGATACACCTATAAGGGCGTCCTTCTCTGTCGTATCTTTCCATATGTCTCTTAAATAATGAAAGTCAGTATAACCTGCTTGCAGTGTACCTATAAATGATGCTACTCTACATCTA